TTTTGTATGCCCACCGTGTTGAATCCCACACCGGTTCACGAAAGTACAGCACAACCTGAGACCCGGTATTGTGGTCAACATCAAACCACAACTCAAACCACGGAACCGGGGCAAACTCACGAATAAGGTCGAAGATACTGCCTTGACTATTCTCAAGCGCCTGCACTTTGTCCGACTTGAACGCATCAAGTTCAGGGTCAATACCGGAGTCAAAATCAAAGTAGCGACGCACCTGTGTTCCATCCCGGTACTTCAACTCACCTGAAAACGTGCCACGCGGCATCCGAATATCAAGCGCCGTTAGAGTATCACTAAACAGCTCCTTTACAATCTTGGTAATCGTGCCAAACTCAGTCTTCATCGTCAAGTCAGGAGTCTTCCCAAAAACCGTACCCGCCAGGATGTGCCAAATGCCGCTCGCTGCCGGTGCGTACTTGATTGTAATTAGGCGCATGATATTCTGTCGCGCAAACACCCCACCAAGACTCAAGCCGCTAAGAACGATAGTGTTTGTAAGTTTCCCGCCAACTACAGCACGGCTCGATGATTTCTGCAACACCATTCCAATGAAGTACGGATTCTCTCGATTGAACCCAATACCCACCACATCAGCCGGTTGTATCTGGCCGTACCAAAATGAATACGCAGATGTCATAGCTGAACCAGCAGAAAAACTTCCCGCCGCCATTTCCGCAGCCGATACACTCGACGGCAACGCCACAAACTCAGCTCGCCATGTACACGACCCCGGATTGTCCAGCTTCATTGTGGTCTGCAAACCAACGCAATACCACTGTGCATTTCGCAACATCTGCGGAGCATCAGTACGCTCATAGGTATTTGTCGCCTGACGGAACCACAACTGCGGTTGCGGTGAACGCTCATCATACACTAGCATTAGGGAATCTCAGGCAACGTGGCCCCTTGCGGCTTTGGCTTCAGTAAATCCTTATCCTCGGGAGATAGGCTCACCCTCAAACCACCGGGAGGTGTCACAGCACTTTTAATCGCCTCAGCCATTTGAATTGACTGCTCAAACCTCTCATGCACGGACAAACTACTGCCCATATCCTTTGCCATTTGACTACGGTATCCCGCAGGAACCGCAGGCAATGTCCCAAACGGTTCCGACCCTCCTGCATAACCCCGACCAGTAAACGACTGAGCCAACCATTCCTGCACCGACATCGTCTGACTCCGCTTTAACAAATCCTCATACGCCCCCTGGTCTGCCGAAACCGCCACACCAAATGGCGGAGCATTACGCGAACCCGGCGCGTATTGTGGCCCCGGTCGAGTTACCGTACCACCAAGGAAGTGTGCACGACGAGCAATGAGGTCAGGGTCAGTCAGTTTATCACTACGATGCTTATTCCAGTACGCCTCTTCCGCAGACTCAGGGTTTGACGGCCCTGTATCAAACAAAAACCGAGCCATCGGGCCAGTAATGGCACCAACAATTGGCGGCACCAACGCCTTCATTCCCGCCGCAACCCAATCGCGTATTTCAGTGAGCAGCGGCCCCAGCTTCTCGCCAATAGCCAACGACGCCTGCTCCTGCTTAGCACTAGCCGCTGTTACCGCATCAATGAACCTCTGTGCGCGCTTCTCCTCCTCCGACTGCTGACCTTTCAACTCATCTTCGATACCAGCCAGAGCATTTGCTGATAGCTTCTGACCGCTATCTATCGAATTGAAAATGCGTAGGGCTGACTGGTCGCCAATGCCCGGGAACATCCCCTTAATGGCTTCCATCTGCATTGTGTCGCCCATCGGCCCACCACCACGCTTACTCGATGGAAACTCCTTGGCAATCTCATTGATAACGTCGTTGATAGCCGCTGCGGAACCGTACTTCTCCGCACCGCCGCGACCTAGGAACCCTAACCGCTGACCCATCCCTACAGTGCTCTCGCTAACAACCCCGTTCTTACCAACAAACGGGTTAGTATCAAGGCCAAAGATTCCACCACTCATCCGCATCATCACTTCAGAATAGCTGGCTCCGTCCAAACCACCAAACGCCCGATACAGCAAGGCCCGCTGTCCCTCACCCTGCGGTGACTGCACAGACTGATTCATCCGTTGCAGCATACCACCTGTGCGTCCAGAATACTGTCCACCCATGATACGCTCCATACCAGCCACCGTACCAGACCAGTCTTCACCAGGGGCAAACGATGTCGCCATCGTCATGCCATAGACTTTAGCGTACATTGCCAAATGCTCACCAAGGCGACCAATAGGAATACCAAGCGCAGTTACATTCGCAGCTATCAAGCTCAATAGACGATGCGTTTCACGCGGACTCTGACCTCCGTAAGCGGCCTCACCTAATTGCTGAAGCTGCGGCAAGGCGTTGTATGCACGACCATACCGGAACAAACCGTCGTCCGCTGCCTGCCCGGTTGTCCCAGCCCACTGCTCACCGAATGGCATTGACTGCTCTTGGGTATACCCATATCGATACCCACCACTTGTAACCCGTCCAGTGTTACCGACACCCATAGCGCCCATTCGAGCGCTCCACTTCGTATTCTCCTGCCAAACCGGCATCGCCCCACCGAGAATGTCGAACACTCCCATAGCCTGTAAAATACCAGCAATGGTCAACGGAATACCGACCATTGCCAGCGCATTCATGCCAAGGGATGCAGCACCCGCAGCAGCCGCACCGGCACCGCTACCACCACCTTTTCGGTTCTGCTCATCTTCATAACTCTTGCGCCGTTGGTCGGTCTCTTTGTCCAGTATCCCGAGCAACCCCTTACGCTTATCCGTCTCCGACGTGAACAGCTTATCAAGCGCACCAGTCTCAGCTTTACCCGCAGGCTCCGCAAACCCATGTAGCCCCATGCGCCGAGCAGCTTCGTCAGGATGCCCGACTAACCCACTGAACTTCGCAAACTCTGCCTGCGCATGAATCCGCGTTGCATTAAGATGTTGTAATTGCCCCGGAGTAACCTGTGAACCTTGAGCCTTCAGCCGCTCCTGCTCTTCTTGATAACGCTGCAACGCGCGGTCAGCCGGGTTAGCCAACCGCGTAATCCCCGCCGCCCAAATGGACTGACGCTCAGCACCCTGTGCCGCGTCATTACGCTTTTCCTCTAACAGCCTCCGGTTCGCAGATTCTGCCAAGCGCGAATCACGCAGCGCCGCAGCATCAGCCAACGCACGCGCATCCGGCCCGCCCGGCCCACTCTTCTGTCCACCGAAATACGATGACAGATAGTCAGGGCCGGTTCCCGGGCCGTTCGCAGCCTGTTGATTGATTTGCTGTGCTTGCCTTGACACGTCTTGCAAACGCCTAGCAGCCGCATCCAGGCCGCTAGAGTCTACATCGAGGCGAAAGCCAATCGGGTCTGCCACTATTTATCCTTCACACTCGCCAGTTCTTGGTCAATTCTGTCCTCAAGCTCACGGTCAGTGTAAACGTCGCCCACAATCAGTATCGAGCCGCACTGCGGGCAGGAAACCCCATCCTGTAACGGCTGGCCCCGATACCCACAGTTCTCGGTTGTGCAGTATGGCACCGAATCCTCAGCCAACTCGCGTTCGAGCTTCGCAGCCGCTGCGTGCAGAATATGGTCTTCCCAAATCATGTCGTCAGTGGCATGAAGGTATCTTGGGTCATTTGGGGTTAGGCTATACCGATCCCTGTACTTCAGGTGCAGCCACGCCCGCAGGTCGCTCTGGAGTTGCAGCTTCGCTGTCTCTATCGTTGGCGCGATAGAACGACCGAAAGGGGTCTTGAAACTTCTCCTTGTAAGTTTCATACAAATCGTAAACGAGCTTTGGCGACTTCGCAGAGATGTCGTCCAGGCTCCCTATACCGTCTGGAAACTTGTCAATCGAGCAAATGAGCACCGCGTGCGCTTCCGCCAACGTCGCGGCCAAACGGTCATCCATCGACGGGCTGTACGCGAGCGCTGCCCACTGCCCACCAGCAAGCTCATTACGAATCCCGCGCATCCTCACCGACTCACTGAGCGAAAGCGCGTGAACGACGAAACTCCCGACTCCCGGGAGTGTGATATTCTCGGTCTTCTTCATCATGTCCTCCTGTAAGACATTCTGTGATTCAGCAGGGACAGAGCCGCGAAGCCCCGTCCCTGCTACTTTACGAACTAGGGCTTACTGTGTGCTACCGTCAGGCTGCTTCAGACTGTAACCGGCAGTCTGCTCACCGAGCGGCTTCACCCGCATCGGCCCGCCGGTGCCAAACTGGAACGTCGCATTGGAAACCACAACCGCGTTCGCAGTCACCGTCACGCCAAACGTGTCGCATTTGCAATTCGGGAACGTCAGAATCACTTCACCGGTTTCCCGGTCGAGAATCGCCAGTGATACACCGTCACCGGACAACAGATTCTTCAGGGCCACATCCGCTTCTGTATCCGTCGCACCGGCCGGAATACCTGCCAGCGAGAAATCCTGACGCTCAACCATGAACCGCGACACCGTAACCGAACCCGTGAACCGCAGCGATACGATTTCGTAAGGGAAGATGCTCCCCAACTCGTACTGCGGCTGGTTCCCGAATGACTGTGTCGGGTTGACTCCGGTCCACCGGCCAAGCACGTTTCCGTTGACGCTTAGGACAACTCGACCGCCGTGAATAGTCTTCTTTGTAGGCATTACATTACTCCTTTTGCCCTTGACGCACTTAGCCAATCACCTTGAGGGTGAAAAAACAGAAGTTGTTCGGATTTGCGAAGCGTGCTGACAACTCCACGTACCAGGCATCCAGTTCCTTATACACCACCGGTGAGTCGTAAGCAGGCTGACCCAATGGGTGCTGTGCATCGGGTGCCACAGGCGCGAACCAACCCTTACGAACTGCACCGCTCAGGTGAGCCAGAACCAGCGTCTCAACATCGCCCTTGTTCAATCGCCTCGGGTTCGCACCGGGCACCAACGCATCGGCATCCAGCTTGAACTCGTGCATGAACTGGTTACGAATTCTCGCCAGTGACATTTCGCATGTCTGGTTCCCGGCCCTGTCCCACAGTTGCAGGTTAGTCTGCACCGTAGAAACCGCCTGCGTAATTACAAACCCGGACGGCAATCTGCGGAACGTGATGCAGCCCGCATTGATGAAGTCTTCGCGGTCGGCCTTCTCGTAGTTGTTCTCGATACCGATGCAGTTGATGGCCTTGCGCGTCGGCGGGTCTTGCACTTCAAGCCCAGCAGCAACACCAGCAACCAGCGCCGCCGAATACATCGGACTCAGCAACTCGGTTGACTCACCGGTAATCGTGTAGTCGTAGTGACCTTCCGCAACCAGATAAGCCGCATCGCTGTTGAGGTTGTACGCACGCAACTTCCGAGCCGCCACAGTCTCAGCCGAAGCACCGCCACACACGAGCTGACGCGGGCTGAAGTTGTCCGTAGATAGGCAATGCGCCTTCACAGCAGCGTGCCAGGCCGCGTTCTCGCTCTCAACCAGGATAAAGTTCACATCCTCGTCCTGAAGAGCTGTAAGGGCATCTGCAAGCGTTGTCAGGTCAGCCGCGCCATCCGAACCA